TCCTCGACGGCGTGCCGCGGACCACGAGCGTCGGTGCCTGGGAGGAGATCGTTCGCGACCGCGCCCGCAAGCGTGCGGTCCTCCTCGCCGGCGAGCGGATGCAATCGCTGGCCCGCGGCGACTCGTCCGCGCACGACGCCCTCGAGGAGGGCATGCGGATCTTGCAGGAGTCGGCGCAGGCGGTCGGCTCGACAGTCGACCTGGACGTCGAAGCGCAGATCGCCGACGCGGTGCGCTCGCTGGACGAGGCCGGCAAGCCGGAGGCGGAAGGCTGGGGGACGGGGCTGTGGACGCTCGATCGCGCCCTCGGCAGACTGCGCCGCGGGCAGCTCGTCATCGTCGCCGGCCGCACCGGTCTCGGGAAGTCGACACTCCTCGCGAACATCGGCGACGCGATCGCCGCCCAGGGCGGCCCGGTGCTCGCGTTCTCGGCGGAGATGACGGCGCGCGAGATCAACCGACGACGGATCCTCGCGAAGGCCGAGGTCCCGGCGTCTCACTTCGAAGCGGACGGCATCACGCCGCGGCCGGAGGACTGGGAGCGTGTGGCGGAAGCCGCGGGGGTGCTCTGCCGCCGGCCGTTCTTCGTCGACGCGAGTGCACCGACGCCACTCGAGGCGCGCACGAAGGCGCGACTCGTGCAGGCGCGCCGCGGTCTCGCGGCCGTGACGTTCGATTACCTGCAGCTGATGCCACCCGGCCCGGGACGGAAGGGCGAGAACCGCGAGCAGGAGGTCGCGCGAGTATCCCGCGCCCTCAAGGCGCTGGCTATGGCGCTCGACGTCGTCGTGATCGCCGCGTCCCAGCTCAACCGCTCGGCGGATCAGCGGAAGGACGGACGGCCACGGCTGAACGATCTACGCGAGAGCGGCGCGCAGGAACAGGACGCCGACGTCGTCATCCTGCTGCACCGACCGGACGACGGGCGCGAGGAAACGATCGAGCTGCAGGTGGCGAAGCATCGGAACCGGGCGCGCTCTTCGTGGTTGCGCATGTCCTTCGACGGTGCGACGCACCGCTTCACGGAGGGCGCCTGATGCCCGCGGTTGCTCGGGGCCTGCTCGGGATCCCCAGCACTGCCACGCTGCGCGTCGGTTTCGCTGAGTGCGGCTGCGGGTGGACCGTCACGCGCCCGACCTTCGAGGAGGCTGCGCTCGCGGCCGCCGTCCACGACCTCTTGCGGCACACGGTGCGCCCGCCGCCGACGCGGCCGACATGGTGACCTACGTCTTTTCCGAAGGAGGACGCGCATGAACGATGACAACGCCCAGGCGCTCGATGCCCAGAAGGCCGAGCCCGACGCCGTCGGATACGACCCGTGGGAGGGCTACCCGCCCAACTACAGCGAGCGGCCCGGGGTCAATCCCGAAGCGTCGCCGCTGCACTGGGGGCGGCTATTCAAGCGGACACGCGAGCGGATCGGCGCCGAGGCGGTGGCGGTGCTCGCGGAGTGCGGCCCGGCAACTCGCGATCCTGGCCGCCTGGCGCACCTCCTCCGCGAGCGCCTTGCCGACGATCCAAGAATCGGTGCCGACCTCTTCCAGCCCGAGATCGGCGATTCGTTCGGGCTGCTGCAGAGCGTGATCGTGAAACTCACGGTCGCCGGCGACGTGGCGGCGGCGCTGCAAGGCCGTATCGAGCGAGCCCACCAGCAGCTCGCCCGGATCGACCGCATCCGGGGCGCGGCGCCGGCGAAGGCGAAGGTGCCCGCGTGACCGCCACGCACGTCGGCTACATCCCGCCGCCGTCCGCCGGTGACATCCTGCTCGCAGTGGGGGCCTACGGGTGGCTCCGGCTCACGCTTCCCGATGGTCGCGTGCTGGAAGGCGAGAAGCTCTGGCGCGAGGCTGTGGAGAGTGCCGATCCGGACGAACGGTCGGCCATCTGGCAAGCGCTGCACGACGCAGACACCCCGGACCGGACGGCCGTGCGCTCCGCGGGCGCCGACGTCGAGGCCGAGGAGTTCAAGGACCCCGATCGTCCCGTCCTCGTTCCTTCCGCGCGCGCGGTCCGTCTCATCAGCGACGAGGCCGAGGCCTTCGAGGAGCCGCTCGAGGACCCCGACGACGACTGGCTTCGCTCGGCGATCGAGCACTCGACGGTGGATCGCCTCATCGCGAGCCTGCCCGAGGAACCGCTCCCCGGGCAGCAGCGGTTGGTTCTGCACGCCGTCGAGGTGGCGAGGTGGCATCTCGCCCTTCCGCCCCGCCTGGTCTTCCGCTGGCGCGCCGCCGGTCGGGACAGTGGCATCTGCGGTGGGGCCACGGTGCGCCAGGGGAAGGAGATCGCCGTCTACCTCAACGCGGACGCGATGCCCGGGGATCTCGTGCGGACCACGTACCACGAATTGCAGCACGTCGCCGACTTCGCCAGCGCCAGGGGGCGCGCGTTCGGGCGCGTCGAGCTCGAGAAGCGGGCCGTCGCCTTCGCGGCGGAGATGATGATGCGGAACCCGGCATGTTCGTAGACGAGGTCGACAGGCTCTCCGCCTCGATCTCGCACGCTGGCGGGCACAGGCTCATCGCCTGTCGCGCGGTCACTCCACTCCAGGGCCGGGTCGAGATCTTCTGGGCCGCGGTGGCTCGGGCCCGCGGGGCGGGACTCGAGCTGCCGTGGCGCATCAGCGTGCAGTGGGTGGACAGGCCGCGCGACAGCAACATCAGCGAAGGCGCAGCCTGGCACCTTGCGTGCAACGTGATCCGCATCTACCTCGACGCCCACTTGCCGCCCGACCGTCTTCGGGAAGTTGCCTTTCGGGAGCTGCAGATCGCGAGCGACTTTGCTCTCGGTCTCCAGATCTCTCGCCTCGAGATGGAGCGGCGTGCGGCAACGTTCACCGCTTCGATGATGGGTTGGAACGCATGAACAGAAACGCCGAGACCTCGGCGTCGAACCTGACGGGCTCCGCCCGGTCGGGATGGTCCAGGCGCGTCACCCGCCCCCGACCTGGGCGGGCGTCAACCGGCGGGCGGGCTTCTCCTCCTGTCGCCGGATGGTTCAGGCCGCGCCGCGCTGCCTGTGTTAGCCGAGCGTGGTTGGTCTTCGCCACGAGATCGGCACGCGGCATCCTCGCAAGGCCAGTGCCGATGCGCACGCGCCGCCACGATGAACGATCGGCGCCGGAGCGATCAACCCCTCGCATCATCGCGCGTTCGCTTGTGCACGGCCCAGGGGGGTGGGTAGGCCCCGCCATTAGGTTCTCCGCTGACTCTTCGAGCCGAGCGGGTGGACCGCGGCCCCTTTTTCGTCCCTCCGAGAGGCCATTACCGTATGGCACAACGGGCGAAGCGGGATAGGCGGCCCGGCAAGGGCCCCGACGCGCCCGCCGCGATCGCGCTGTCGGCGCTGGCGCGCGCGTTGGGCATGCCCCTGCGCTCGCTCTACCGGCTGCGCGAGACGGGCGTGATCGTCCCGGCCGTGCCTGGCGCCGGCTCCCGGGGCGGCCGCTACGACCCGATCGACTGCGCCCGACGCATTCTCGCGGAGCGCTCCTCTGCTGCCACGCCGCGCGACCGACGCGAGGAGGCGCAGGCCCGGCTCCTCGAGCTCCGCTACAAGCGGGAGGCGCGCGAGGTGCTGGACGTCGGCGAGGTAGTACGTCAGGGGCGCGGCGTCATCCTGGCCGTGACGGCTCGGCTCCTGCGGCTCCCCTCCGACCTGGTGCGGGCCGGCGTCATCCCGTCAAAGGGCGAGGCCGCGGTGGAGCGCCACGTGCGGGAGGCGCTCGAAGAGCTGGCGCGGCTCGATCGGATCGAGGCGGCATGAGCACGGCGATTGCGCGCGCCTGGCTCGAAGGGTTCCGGCCGCCCCCGAAGTTGACGGTCAGCGAATGGGCGGCCGCGCACAGGCGATTGCCCGAGGCGTCCGCCGCCCGTGGGGCGAGGTGGAGGAACGAGACCTGCCCCTACCTGGTCCCGATGATGGACGCGGTCCTGGAGCGCGGCGTCCGGCAGATCGCCGTCGTCAAGGCGGCACAGACCGGCTTTTCGGAAGCGCTCACCAACGCCGTTCTCTACCTGATGCAGCACCGACCCTCGCCGATTCTGATGGTGCTGCCCACCGCGTCGGCCGCGCAGTCCTACGCGAAAGAGCGGCTGGCGGATGCCATCAGGAGCACGCCCGTGTTGCGCGCCCTCGTCAGCGACAAGCGGGTGCCGTCATCGGAGGGCCTGCCCGAATCGACCATCGCGCTCCGCTTTTTCCCGGGAGGCTTTCTCGCGTTGGCGGGCGGCAACTCACCGAACAATTTCGCCCGGCTGTCGGTCCGCGTCGCCATCGCGGACGACTGCGACCGTATCCCGCGATTCGTCGGCGTAGAGGGCGACCCGACGCAGCTCCTCATCAACCGCACCACGTCCTTTCACGATGGCTTGACGATCTTCGTCAGCACGCCCGTGCTCGCCGGCGGGCGCATCGAGACCCTCTACGCGCAATCGGATCGCCGGCGTTTCTTCCTTCCGTGTGTGGCCTGCGGGCGCTGGGACTGGGTCACGTGGGGTGATGCCGCGCACTGGTCGGTCAGGTTCGACGAGAGGCGGCCGGCCACGGCGAGGCTCGCGTGCCCGTGCGGCCACGAGGTCCACGAGCCGGAGCGGATGGACCTGGTTCGCGCGGGTGAGTGGCGCGCGACCGCGGAGCCGCTCTCGCCCGGCTTCGTGGGCTTCAGTCTGCCGGCGATGTACTCGCCATTCGTCACGCTCTCCGGCCTGGTGACGAAGTTCCTCTCCGCGCACGTCTCCGGGCCGCGACGGTTGCGAGAGTTCGTCACGACGCAGCTCGCGGAGGGCTGGAAGGACGAGGCCTCGAGCATGGATCCCAACGACCTGGTGAGCCGCATGGAGGATTTCTAGGATGCTGAAGCTCCCGGAGCCGGTGCTGCTCGTGACCTGCGGCATCGACGTCCAGCTCCGCTACATCGCGGTCCTCATGGTCGGCTGGAACGAGGAGGCGGAATCCTGGGTCCTCGACTGGACCACGATCGAAGGCGACCCGCGGGACCCGGCGACCCTCCAACAGTTCGTCGCCGCGCTCGCCGAGGTGCGCTTCGAGCACTCGACCGGGCCCGTACCCGTGCACCTGGTGGGCATTGATAGCGGCTTCGCCACCGACTGCGTCTACCGGGCGATCACCTCCGCGCCGAAGCGCGGCTGGAAGTGGGCCTACGCGACCAAAGGTGTCGGCGGCCGCGAGGGCGAGCCTATCGTGCTGGCGATTCACGACGAGCGCGATGCACGCGGGCGCCGCGGTCTCCGGCCGCTCCCGATCAACACGGATGCGGCGAAGGCGGAGCTGCTGGCGATGCTCCAAACGACGACCCCCGGCCGCGGCTACATCCACATTCCGAAGCGTGCCGGCGAGGACTTCGTCAAGCAGTTGACGTCCGAAGAACAACGGATGCGCTTCGACGCCGACGGCGTGGCCGTGGGCGCGGAGTGGAAGAAGAAGACCGCGGACGCCAGAAACGAGGGGCTCGATACCTTCGTGATCAACCTCGCGCTTTTCCACCGCGTCGACCGCAACAGCTGGCTTCAACTCCTGACGGCCCGCCACGGCAAGGAAGACGGAGTGGAGCGCTTCCGGAGGATGTACCCCGAGGTCGGGCGCATCCAAGGAATCGACGACCCGCCGCGCCGGCCCGGGACCTGGCTGCGTCGAAGGGAGGCTGCGAGGTAATGAGATTCAAGGAGTGGTCCGAGAAGTTCGTGGGCAAGGCGACAGCGGCCGTCGCGGCTGTCGTAGTGGCGATCTCGCCGGCGCCGCCGCACCGTTGCGACCCTGACGGCTTCAGCTGCGACTGTGCACGTAAGGCCGCGGTCAATGCGTCTTCGCCGCGGGCCCGGTCGCGCTGGATCCCGCGATCTGGCCGTGGCTGGCTCCGAGGGGCACGATGAATCGGACGCTGGGCGGTATGCCTTAGCTGAAATGTATGAGTGGTCTTGTCATCTCGGTTCGCAATACCGAGGTGTACCTTCACGTCTGGAGGGCGCGCAGCGTCTGTTGCCTGTGCCCCTAAAAAGTGGTCGAATCGGGGCCGTTGAACTACCTACCTCATGCCGCTCGACCCTGAGGAAGTCGTCCGTACCGCACACCGTACCCTTCGCGCCGCAGGGTACGTCATCACAGATTCGACGCGCACAGATCAGTACGTCGCCTTGGTTTGCGAGCGGACCAGTCTGCTACGAGCCAAACTGCGGTTTGTGGTCGCCATCTCATACTCGGATGACTTCACCGACGGCGCCCGCGCGCGCCTGAGTCTCCGAGCTAATGAGGAGCACGCAGTCCTCATTTACGTAGCCGCCAGCGATCCCTCGAAAGAGGACGTGGTGCCGTGGCGCGAGTTTCTGGACGTCCTAGGGGGAGCGATCCCCTCCTGGCGCGCACTTAGCTCGGACTATAGGACGCGCTTGGTCATGACTTCCATTGGTGAACTGCCCGCCAACGAAACCGCGGAAGCGTGGCGACTTTTCGAGGACCTAGTGGCTGACGGACTTGAGTTTGTGCTCGGGCGACGTGTACGCCGCCTTGGTGCACGGCGACGCGGCGAAGACGTACCCGACATGCTGGCCAGTACCCCGGATGACTTGATATTCGTCGTGGATGCAAAGTCCACCAAGTCGGCCGGGGCCTTCTTTGACGGGCGCGACCTGCGTGCCCTGCGTGAGTACTGTCAGAGGCAGACGAAGATTCAGCGTGGCGTTGATAGCGTCGGTGGCGCCATTGTGGTCGCTCCAGCATTCCGACAGGACGCCGACGGATTGCTACTAGCGAGCCGCGACTTTTACGCCGAAACAGGTCTGGCGGTGTCTTACGTGACCGCGACTACGCTTGCAGATGCCGTGGACGTCGTGCGCGGAGCAGTTCAGTTGCGAGTCGCGGTGCCGTGGAAACGAGTATTTGCCGGAGGTCTCGTAACAGTCGACAGCATCCAAACGGAATTTGAAGCAGTGCGCACCAGGCGCTACCAGGATGGGCGGCTGTAGGCCATGGGAACATCGCGAAATGATCCGTCGCCACGCACTCCCGCCTGGAAGCCTGCCCTAGCTGCGCTCGGCCTCGAGACAGTAGCGCCCGAACGACAGCTGTCCGAAGTCTGGCGCGCTGCGATCGCCGAGCGCGGTCAGTCATTGGTTGAAGCTCTCGCACACCCTGGCCTGCCGGCTGTGCTGAGTGCGGCGGTCCAACAGTCGCAACAACCCGTGGCGGCACTTGAGGCGTTCGAGGAAGCTCGAACAGCTGCCAGCGCATCCGGTCTTCAGTTTGATCTGGCTCGGCGGGCAGCGATGCGCGCGGTGGCCCGCGGATGG